AATTACAATTAATTAAAGATAAATATTTATTGAGAGAGGAATTAAAGAATTTAAAGAAACAATTACAGAAGATTATTAACCATGAATCCATTCATTATTTACTACAAAAAGGATTATACCCTATCCCATTTGAATATTTACCTACAAAATCGTCATATTGTCATTAGTATATTTAATATAGTAAAAACTACGTCAATATGTAGTTTTTGAAAGTATTAAATAAATGTTTAAATAAAATCTAATGAAGATATATATGTTATCATTCACTAAGGGAAAACCTATAGCTAGAATAGAAGGGGGTAAATACAATAATAAAATTTTACATGTTTATGTTCCAGATAGAAATATAGTTACAAGTAAAAAATATCCAAATATAAAATTACCGAATATAGACCCTTATGATATGGTTGGTTCTGATTTCATTGATGAAGTTTATAAGAATCCTAAGAATGCACGTAAACTAAGAAGATCATTAATAGATTACGATGATGAGGATGAAGTTGATGAAGATATTAAACAAATGTATAAAAAAGGTAAGAATATTATTAAAGAAAAAGAATCAAAAAATTTTATGATACATGATGGTATTATGAGACCTTTGATAGGTATGCCTGATCAATCTAGACAATGTTGGTTTATTACAGGACCTTCTGAATCTGGTAAAACGACATTTATCGCAAATACTGCAAAACAATACAAAAAGGATAATAAAGGAAATCCGGTAGTTCTATTATCCAGATTAGATAATGATGAATCTATTGATGATATTAAACCAACCAGAATTAAAATAAGTGAAGAAATATTAAGTGATCCTATTACTCCTGAAGAATTGCATGATAGTTTAACTATATTTGATGATACAGATACTTTAAAAGATAAGAAATTATTAAATGAGATTTGTCAATTACAAGATGATTTACTTGAAACCGGGCGTCATGAAAATGTTAATGTAATTATTGTATCTCATCTAATGTCTAATTACAAAAAAACTAGAATTGTATTAAATGAAGCTTCTGCTATTGTTTTTTTTCCTCAAGCTGGTAATTCTGGTCAAATTACAAGAGTATTAAAATCATATTTTGGTTGTAAGAATGAACAAATAGAAAAAATGATGACTTTACCTAGTAGATGGGTTTTTCTATATAAGAAATTCCCTATGTTTGTACTTTATGAAACGGGTTGTTACTTATTATAATTTATTATGTAATTTATTATGAGCAAAGTTAAAGATTTAGCAAAAAAATCCCTTAGTGATAGTAATATTATGACTCTTATCAAAGGAAAAGCCCGAATTATTTCATATCCCAATTTAACTAAATTCAATAATTTAGATGATTTAATGGGTAAATATAATGCTGTTGTTATTTTATATGAAACTAAAAAGAAATTTGGACATTGGACACTTCTATTTAAACTTAATCATGATACGGTTGAATTTTTTGATTCTTATTCTATGTTACCAGATGATGAACTTAAATTTATTCCTCATAATTTTAGAATGTCTAATAATGAATTATTACCACATTTAACATATTTACTTTATTCATCTGGTTATCAAGTAGAATATAATGATTATCCTCTTCAGAATAAAAAACAAGGGGTTAATACTTGTGGGCGTCATGTCGCCACAAGATTATTACATAGAAATTTAAATATTGATGAATATGTTAAAATGATTGAAAGAACTGGAATGGATACGGATGATTTCGTTACTTTATTTACTAATAATATATCTAATCATATAATATAATTATGAATTGTAAAAACAATAATGACGTTATTTATTACAATGTAATCATTAATAATAGTACTACATCACCAATGATTGCAAATTATTCGGAACAGCGTACTATTCCATTACTTAATGATCCTAGCGAATATTATATGTCAATCATTAGATTTGCAGTACCTGGAATTAATATTCCTATTTTAGTATGCCCTTGCACTAATATACCAAATTTACCACTTTTTACACCTTACTCGGTCACTATGTTATATAATACTGGTGTTGGTTTTTTAACATCAACTAAAACAGTAATATTTTATCCAAGGGATACATTCGAAAATAATATCTCTCCTCCATTAAATCCACAAGATCCTTATTATTTTATTTATGAATATCAACATTTTATAGATTTAGTAAATAATGCTTTAGCTCTTGCAACTACAGAGTTGATAACATTAGGTGCACCTGCCAATATTATAAGTCCATATTTCGTTTTTGACTCAATAACTCAATTAATCAGTTTAATCGCACCTTTAGGTTCTGATGGTTTTGAAGGTGCTAGTGATTATTATAGTATACCGCCAGGATCATATAATACATATACACCCTTAGTACCAAATTTAAAATTGGGTATATTTGTTAATAATGATTTATTTCCATTTTTTCAAGGAATTGAAACTATTCATCTTAGTAATAGTGTATCTATTGGTCCAGATTATTGGTTATTAGTTAAAAATAATGGTAATAATTTTTATCAAAGTGATTTTACTGCAAATATATACCCTCCACGATTCTTACAAATGCAACAACAGTCAAATGCTTTAAATAATTGGAATTCTTTTTCATCTATGGCTTTTCTTTCTACCTCATTACCTGCTTTAAAAGAATTTGCACCTGTTATTAGTAATCAGAATAATGGTAATACCCAATCTGGAGCTAATACTATCCCTATTATAACTGATTTCATCCCTCTTTTACAGTATGCAGGTGATCAGAGAGGAGATTTTATATATAATCCATCTGGACCGTATAGATTAGTTAATCTAATATCTACTAATCCAATATATTCAATTGATATTTCAGCTGTTTGGTTCGATCAATATTATAGACAATACCCTATAATGTTAGAGCCTACTCAATCAATATCCATTAAAATAATGTTTGTTAAAAAGACATCTTATAGATATCCATATAATTAATACAAAATATAATATGTTATATAATAATATAATATACTATGAGTTTAAGCGTTGTGCCTATAGAAACAGTAGCCGTTAATGTTCCAGTATTGGATATTAATGAACCCCGCGAGTACGTTGTTATGAAAGGTGGTAATTATGTACAATATAAACAATATACATCTACATCTTTTTCTTCAAATTCTTTTCAATTCTCATGTCCTCCACCCTCTGAGAAAATTTTGGTTAATCGTAAAGTATATCTTCAAACCCCTGTAAATATTTCTTTTACTGGAGTAGTTTCTGGAGTATCAACATTATTGAATTCTGGTTATGATGCTCCTAGAGCTTTCCCATTAGCTACTAATCTTAATACTATTTCAGTTACTATTAATAACGGTACTGTAAATATTAATTCTGCCGATGTTATCCAACCACTTTTAAGATACAATAACCCGGAGTGTCTAAAAGAATATGATTATTCTATTACCCCAACTGAGATGGACGAATCTCAAGAATATGGTGATTTGTCTAATACCGTAAGGAATGTATTAGCTGGTTACGGTGATTCAAATTATGGTAATACACATCGTGGTGCTTTTCCATTTACTGTAAATTCAAATACTTCTACTTCAGCAAATATTTCTTTTGTAGCTACTGAACCTATTTTCTTATCTCCTTTCTATTATGGAAAAGGAGGCCATTCTGGTTTCTATGGTGTTAGAACCATGGATTTTAATTTTACTTGGAATTCTGATTTATCTAGAATGTGGTGTCATAACCAAGTTCCTGGTTTGGGTAATACTAGTATTCTTACTTCTATGACTGTAACATTCGATCAACCTAAATTACTTTTTGAATATACTACACCACCTATCACAATGGAAAGACCTTTATCGGTAGCTTATCCATATTATTCAGTTAATCGTTTTCCAACGGGTCCAACTCAAATTGCTAGCGGTGCCGTGGCTTCAAATATTGTCAGTAATAATATTCAATTGAATTCTATCCCAAGAAGAATGTATATTTATCTCAAAGAGCAAAACTCTGATTTGGATTTTCAACATGCTGGTTATTCTAAAACTGATACTTATGCATCTATTAGCAATATTAATTTACAATTTGAAAATTTTTCTGGTTTACTTGCTTCGGCATCTCAACAAGATTTATACAATATTTCTAGAAACAATGGTGTTAATTTGTCTTGGGTTGAATGGTCTGGTCAACCTGTACATGCTGGAAATTTAGCATCTAGAATAGGTACAGTTGGTTCTGTATTATGTATTGAACCAGGTAAAGATTTCGGTTTACCTGATAATTTGGCACCTGGTGTTATTGGTAATTTTATGATGCAAATAACTGTTACTGCTACTAATCCTAATTTAAGTAGAGCTATTAATTATATGTTGTATATCACAACTGTAGATGAAGGTACTTGCACCATTCTTGATGGTTCTATGATTCTTCAAGGGTCTGGTGTCATTTCCGGTATGGATGTTCTCAATGCTAAAAAACAATCTGGTATCACTTATGAAGATGCAAAAGATGCTCAAGGTGCCGGTAGATTCTTCAGTAATATAAAACATGGTGTAAATAAATTGAAACATCATGTTAGTAATTCCGGTGGTGTATCTGTAGGCGGTGTTAATGTTGGTGGCGCTCTTATGTCTAGATCTCATCTTAAGAATCGAATGCGAGAAATGTAAATATTATCTAATATAGTAAATGGGTATTTAACAAAAAAATCAGCCATGATTATAAATCATATCCATTTCTGTAATTAATTTAATAATTAATTATAGAATGCCAATTATTAGCGGTCAAGACTCCAAAGGTTATTTTTTTCAATGGGGATCCCAGAAGAAATATTATTTTAATCCATTGAATCAAAATAGTATTAATATCGCTTATCATTTGGCGGTTAAACAAATGAAAGCTATTTATTCAAAAGGTTATCATAGTTACTAAGGTATATTTAATAAACCTTAATTTTTATTCTACTTAGTTCTTTCCTAACTTCTTGTCTAATTCTTCTTTGTTTCTTACTAATTCCATAATATCGTCTTGGTACTTGTTTAACTTTCTTTATTTCATCTTTAAATGTAATTTTAATGTGATTGTCATATGTTAGGTTAAAATCCATTCTTCTATATTAAGATAAGAAGGATCTTTTTTTTCATTTAACTCATCCCATTTATTATATAATTCCATTTCTGATTTGCTTAATCTTTCT